ACGTTCGCATGCTCATCAACCACGACCCGAACCTCGTGCTCGCCCGCAACACCGCCGGCACGCTCCGGCTCGCGGAGGACAAGATCGGTCTCGCGGTCGACGCCGACATGGCGCCGACGTCGTACGGGCTGGACCTCGCCATCTCCCTCGAGCGCGCCGACGTCACGCAGATGTCCTTCGCGTTCGGGATGGTCACCTACGAATGGACCGTCGCGGAAGACGGCGCCGACTGGCTTCGCCACCGCGAGGTCACCCTGTCGGACGTCGCGCCGGTGACCTATCCGGCGTACATCGAGACCGACGCCGCGCTGCGCATGGATTTCCTCGCCGCGGCGCGCGCCTCAGGGTTCGACGACCTGCTCGTCGGAGCGCTGGCCGAACGCCTGGCCGACCCCGACCCCGAACTGATCGCTGCGCTGCGCTCGCTCGCTCGCAGCCCGAGGACCCCTGGCGCGCCGGCCGAGACCACGCCCCAGGACAGCGCGCCGGCCGAGACCACGCGCGACCGAGACCCGGAGCCGACCGGCTCGGGTTCTCGCCATGCCAACCCGCTCGCGCTCGCCACCTTGGCGAAGCGCATGGCTCTCACGGAGGAGTAGCCCGAATGCCCACCTTGCAGGATCTGCGCGAGAAGCGCGCAAACGTCTGGGCGCAGGCCCAGGAGTTCAACAGCCGCAACGCTGCCGGCGCCGACATGACCGCCGAGGACGAAGCCGCGTGGCAGCGTGCTCTCGACGAGGTCGACCAGCTCGGCTCCCAGATCGCGACCCGCGAGCGGACCGAGCGGCTCGACGCCCGGTTCGCGGAGATCGACGGCGAGCAGCGCGGCGACTTCCGCGGCGGCAACGACGACCCCGACGAGCGGTACCGCTCCGCCTGGAACGCCTGGGTCCGCTCGGGCATCTCTGGCGTCAACGCCGAGCAGCGCGACCTGCTCGAGGCGAACTTCCGTGCGTTGAACACCGAGTCCGGCGCCGGCGGCGGCTACACCGTCCCCGCGGGGTTCTGGAACAAGGTCACCGAGACCATGAAGATGTTCGGCGGCGTGCTGCAGGTCGCGGAGATCGTCCGCACCTCCACCGGCGCGCCGCTGCCGTGGTCGACGAACGACGACACCTCGAACACCGGTGAGATCCTCGACGAGGGCAACGCACTGGGCGAGCAGGACGTCCTGTTCGGCACCCGCACGCTCGGCGCCTACACCGCGTCGTCGAAGCTGATCCGTGTGTCGAACCTGCTCCTGCAGGACGCCGGCATCGACCTCGAGGGGTTCCTCGGGCGTCGGGTGGGCGAGCGCATCGGCCGCATCCAGAACACCCGCCTCACGACCGGCACGGGCGCCTCGCAGCCCCAGGGCCTGATCACCGGCGCGACGACCGGCAAGACGACCGCCGGCGCGACCGCGATCACCTACCTCGAGCTCGTCGACCTCATCCACAGCGTCGACCCCGCCTACCGGGCGTCGGGCAACTGCCGGTGGATGCTGCACGACCTCATCCTGGCCTACGTCCGCAAGATCAAGGACGACTCCGGCGGCGCCGGCGTCGGCCGTCCGATCTGGGAGCCGTCCGTGCAGGCCGGCGTGCCGGACCTGCTCCTCGGCTACCCGTACGCCATCAACATGGACATGGCGTCGACCGTCGCCACGACCAACAAGACGATGGCGTTCGGCGACTTCCGCGCCGGCTACGTGGTCCGCAAGGTGACCGGCGGGACGATGTCGCGGCTCACCGAGCGGTACGCCGAGTACCTCCAGACCGGGTTCTTCGGCTACGAGCGTTTCGACGGGCTCGTGCAGGACCCGTCCGCCTACAAGCTGCTCGTGCAGGCCTGAGCAGGAGAAGGAGAACAACAAGATGGCTGGACAGCGCGACCTCCACAACGAGCTCGCCGTGGCGACCTCGCTCGCTCCCGCGGCTCGGTCCGCGAACACGACCGTGAACGGCACCGGCATCGACCTCGCCGGGTTCCGTGCGGCTGCGGTCGTGTTCGTCGTCGGCGCGATCACCGACGGCACGCACACCCCGAAGATCCAGGAGTCGGACGACAACGCGACGTTCACCGACGTCGCCGCCGCCGACCAGAGCGGCACCCTCGCGGTGCTCGCCGCGTCGACCAACCAGGAGGTGAGCTACCTCGGGTCGAAGCGGTACATCCGTGCCGTGTCGACCACGGCGGGCGCCACCACCGGCGGCGTGTACGCCGCGGTCGTCGTGCGCGGCAACCCGCTCGTGGCGCCGGCCTGACGCCGGCGACGCCACCACTGTGAACGGGAGCGGCGCTCGAGCCGCTGCGCGCGCCGGCGCCGCTCCCGTCCGTTGACCACCGAACGTTGCACCCGCGAAGGGGGACAGCACGATGCTCGTGCGCATGAAGAAGAAGATCGGCGGCTACCGCGACATGGTCGAGTGGCCCGAGCCGGGCGGCTGCATCGAGGTGCCCGACAGCGAAGGCCGTGACCTCGTCGCGAACGGCTACGCCGTCGAAGTGCTCGAGGCGCCCGACGAGCTCGACGCCGTGTCCGAGGAGGATCCCGATGCGAACGACGTCCCCGCCGAGGACGACGGCGCGCCCGCCGGCGTCGAGGACGACCTCTGGGTCGAGACCGCCGGCGTCGACGATGCGCCCGCCGGCGTCGACGACGACGGCAGCGCGATGACGTCGAAGCCGTCGCGGCGTCGCTCGTCGTGACCGTGCTCGCCGGCTGCTACGCCGGCGTCGACGAGATCAAGCAGCGGTGCGGGCTGACCGGCACCGCCGATGACGCCGACGTCACCGCCGCGATCCGGGCGGCGTCGAGGGCGCTCGACTTCGAGCTCGGGCAGACGTTCACCGCAACGGCGTCCGCGACGGCGCGCGTGTTCGCTCCGACGAGCTCGACCGAGATCACGATCGCGCCGTTCTACGACCTGGCCGGGCTGGTCGTCGCGACCGACGTCGACGGCGACGGCGTGTTCGAGACGACGTGGGCGTCGGCCGACTACGAGCTCGGCCCGCTCGGCGGGTTCGACCACATCGGCAACCAAGTGCCGTGGCGGACGATCCGCGCGGTCGGGTCGAAGCTGTTCCCCGTGCCGGTCACCGGGTCGCGGCTCGGGCGGCTGCAGGTCACCGCGAAGTGGGGCTGGGCGGCTCCGCCGGCCGTGGTCACCGAGGCGTGCCGGATCCTTTCGACCGACCTGTGGAAGCGCAAGCACGCACCGTTCGGTATCCAGACCGCGACCGTCGAGTTCGGCGGGCTGCGCATTGGCCGTGACCTCGTCGCGAACGTGCGGTCGCTCGTCGAGGACCTGGACCTCGTCGAGTTCACCGGCGGGATCGCGTGAACGTCCACGAGATCCGCCAAGCGCTCGCCGCGCTGCTCAGCGAGATCCCCGGACTGAACGTGTACCCGTTCGTGCCCGATGCGCCGGCGCTGCCGGCCGTGGTCATCTACCCGTTCGAGTCCGATTTCGCGGTCGCGTTCAACCGTGGCACCGACCAGTGGCGGTTCCGTGTGCAGGTCCTCGTGTCGTCGACGTCGGACCGCTCCGGGCAGGAACTGCTCGACGAGCTCATCTCCGGCGCCGGCCCGAGGTCGCTGCGCGAACGGATCTACAAGTCACCCACGCTGTCGATGGACCTCGCGGAACGGACCGCCGCCGCAACAGTCGACACCACCGCCGCGGTGCTCGGCCTGACCGCCTACGACGCCGTCACGTTCGCTGACGGCACCCGAGCGTTCTCAGCGTCGCTGACCGTGCTCGTGACCACCTCCGGCAACGCCTGACCAGGGAGCACCGATGGCAGCACAGACCTTCCTGCAAGCGCTGATCGGCGTCGGCGCCTACGACATCTCGGCGGCGTCCGGCTACGTGCAGACCTCGCCCATGCAGGTCATCACCAAGGAGGTCCCGAGCTTCGCCGCCGGCGGGTTCATGCCCCGAGCGGTCGGGCTGCGCGCCGCCGGCATGAAGGTCGCGGGCTGGTCCGACTTCGCGTCCGGCGGGTTCAACCAGCAGATCACCACGAGCCTGCTCGGGTCCCAGCAGCTGCTCTACGTCGCGACGCCCGGCTCCGCCGCCGGCGACCCGGCCGTGCTCACCCGCGGGACCCTGTCGATGCTGTCGTCGTGGGGCGGCAAGATCGGCGAACCAGCGGCGTTCGTCCTCGAGGCCGAGCCCGACACCGCAGCGGTCGAAGGCTGGCTCGCTGCGCCGCTCACAGCCCGCACCACCACCGCCAACGGCGCATCGGTCGCTCAGGCCGGTCCGAGCGCCGCACAGCGGGTCTACGCCGGCCTCCAGGTCACCGCAGCGTCCGGCACCACGCCGTCGCTCACCGTCAAGATCCAGTCGGCGCCGCTCGCGAACTTCGCGTCGCCCACCGACCGGATCACGTTCAGCGCAGCGTCGGCGGCGGGCTGGCAGTGGTCCTCGACCGGGCTCGGCGCGATCACCGACGGGTTCTGGCGCGCGACGTGGACGATCTCCGGCACCTCGCCCTCGTTCACGTTCGCTGTCGTGTTCGGCGTCGCCCCGTAGCGATGCACCCCGCCGCGGCCGGGCGGCGCCCGGCCGACGCCTACCTGTTCGTCGAATCGATGCTCGCGCCGGGCTACTTCCACCGCCCGCCGCGCGGGTTCGAGTTCGAGATCACCGGCCGCGACGAGCGCCCGACCCGCTGGGTGCTCGCGCCGGCGTTCGCCACCCACCTGGCCCGCCACGGTGGCGCCGCTGGCGTCACCGTGCGCCGGCTCTGGTCCTGACCCCCACCCCACCCAAGGAGCCGGCTGATGGCTGCTCTCGTCCTCACCAACTGCAAGATCCAGCTCGGCACCGCCTGGACCGGCACCGCTCCCGGCGCGCCCGGCACGCAGTCGATCTCCGGCACCATCTCGGGCCCGAGCGACATCTCGGCGTTCACGACGATGGTCGAGATCCCGAAGAAGGTCGACACCAAGGAGTGGACCAACTACGGGTCCGGCGGCTACATCCTCAAGACCCCCGGCCTCAAGTCCGCGTCGCTGAAGATCGGCATCAACCAGGATTTCGCGTCGTCGCAGATCGACTCGATCATCCGAGGGTTCGGGCTCGGCACGCTCGTCTACTACGACATCACGCCGACCAACGCGGCGCGCTCGGCCACCAACCCGTCCGAGGTCGGCGCCGCGTACATCACGTCGTACACGCCGATCGTCGGCAAGGTGGGCGACCTGCTCGTGCTGTCGCTCGACTGGGACGTCACCGGCAAGTTCGACACGCTCACCAGCTGATGCCGCCCGCGGAGATCCGCATGGAAGGCCTGGCGCCGCTGCGACGCGGCCTCAAGGCCATCGATGCGGAACTACCGAAGGAACTGCGCGACAAGCTCCTGCCGCTCGCTCAGGACGTTGCGTCGGGCGTCCGGGCACGCATCCCATCCCGCTCGGGCACCGCCGCCGGTTCGGTGCGCGGCGGCGTCTCCGGCAACAACGTCTACGTCCAGGGCGGCAAGAAGCAGGTCCCGTACTACGGGTGGCTCGACTTCGGAACCCGGACCCCTGCGAAGGGCCACCCGCGGCACTACGGGCCGTGGTTCAAGAGCGGGCTCGGACCGGCGCGCGGCCGGTTCATGTACGCCGAGGTCGACGCACGCCGCGACGAGCTCGAGCGCCGCGCCGCCGACGCGATGGAAGAAGTCGCGACCCGCCTGCTGCCGCACGACCACTGAAAGGGGATCCCATGTTCCAGATCCGGTCCGCCACACCGATCACCGTGCAGATCGACGACGACGTCGTCTCGTTCTCCGGCGACCCGACCGAGGAGGCGCTGCTCGGGCTGCTGTCCGCCCAGGACCAGTTCGTCGGCAAGAGCGTCGCAGAGCAGATCGCCGGGATCGGCGCGCTGCGCTCGGCGCTGGGCATGCTCGTGCTGCCCGGCTCGGCCGAGGCGTTCGCTGCGCTCGAGGCGCGCGGTCTGCTCACGATCGGCGTCGTCATGCAGCTGTTCGAGCACCTCGTCGACCGGTACGGGGCGGCGCTGGGTTTTCGTGGTGGGTCGCCATCGACGTCTGGCGATGGGCGACCCGTGAACGCGCCTACGTCCGAGGCGTGATGGTTCGTTCGAGCTCCGGCGACCTGGCCGGGCTCGACGCGCTCGCGTTCGCGTGGGCGCTGATGGTCGACGCCGGCGGCGCCGGCACGCTTGCCGTGCTCGACAAGGTTCGAGAGGAGGGAACTGCTCGTGGCTGAATCCACCGTCAAGGTCGTGTTCATCGGCGACGCCAAGTCCCTCAAGGGCGCGCTCGACGAGGTCGACGGCGCGACCGACTCGTCCGGTTCGAAGCTGGCCGGGCTCGGCGGCAAGGTGGCGCTCGGCCTCGCCGGCGGCGGCGTCGCGCTCGCAGCGTTCGGGAAGTCCGCGTTCGACGCGTTCGAAGAGTCTCGGAAGGTCTCCGCCCAATCCGAAGCAGCGATCGCGTCGACCGGCGCAGCGGCGTGGACGAGCTCCAAGCAGATCAGCGACCTCGCCGGCGCGATCTCCGAGAAGACCGGCATCGACGACGAGGCGATCCAGTCCGGCGAGAACCTGCTCCTCACGTTCACGAACCTGCAGAACCGCGCCGGCGACGGGAACGACATCTTCGACCAGGCCACCAAGACGATGGTGGACATGGCGGCGGCGCTCGGCACCGATGCGTCGGGCTCCGCCATCCAGCTCGGCAAAGCGTTGAACGACCCGATCGCCGGGATCTCTGCGCTGTCGCGCGTCGGCGTCACGTTCACCGACGAGCAGAAGGCCCAGATCAAGGCCATGCAGGAAGCCGGCGACATGGCCGGCGCGCAGAAGGTCATCCTCAACGAGCTCTCCAAGGAGTTCGGCGGCTCGGCCGAAGCGCAAGCGACGGCGTCCGGGAAGATGAAGGTCGCGCTCGGGAACCTGCAGGAAGAGATCGGCGCCCGTCTAGCGCCGGCGTTCGACCGCCTGGCGCAGTTCGTCGTCACCACGGTGATCCCGGCGTTCGACCGGCTCGTCGGCTGGGTCACCGAGCACTGGCCACAGATCCAGGAGGTCATCCAGAACGTCCTCGACCGGGTTCGCGGCTACGTCGAAGGCGTGCTCGGCGCCATCGAAGCGTTCTGGCGCACGTGGGGCGGCACGATCCTCACCTTCGTCGAAGGGCTCTGGAACGCGATCCGCCAGACAATCGAAGGCGCGCTGCAGATCATCCGCGGCGTGATCGACGTCGTGATGGGGCTGATCCACGGCGACTTCTCGCGGGTCTGGGATGGGATCAAGGGCATCGTCGAGGGCGTCTGGAAGGTCATCAACGGCGTCATCGACTTCGCGATCAACAACATCCGCACGACGATCGAGGTCGGCATGCGCCTCATCGCCGGCGTGTTCGACATGGCCTGGGATGGGATCCGGTCGCTCGCGTCGGGCGCGTGGGACAAGCTCAAGGAACTCACACGCGAAGGCGCCGACCGCATGTTCGACGCCATCTCGGCGCTGCCCGGGAAGCTGATCGGTCTGCTCGCATCGTTCGGCGGCGCCGGCCTCGAGCTCGGCGCGTCGTTCGTGCGCGGCATCGTGAACGGCATCAAGGGCATCGCGGAAGGCGCGTCCGACTTCGCGTCCGGGTTCGGCGACGCGATCCGCGACGTGATCAACACCCAGGTCATCGACCGCATCAACCGTGCGCTCGAGTTCTCCGTCCCGACCGGCGCGCTCGGCCGGCTGCCGGGCGTGCCCGACCGGATCTCGTTCGACCCGCCCGACATCCCGCACCTCGCCGCCGGTGGCGTCGTGCGCGCCCGCCCCGGCGGCACGCTCGCGCTGCTCGCCGAAGCAGGCCAGGACGAGGCCGTGGTGCCGCTCAACAAGGCCGGCGCGCTCGGCGGGTCGCTCGTCGTGCACCAGCACTTCCACGGCGGCGTCACCGAGGCTGCGGCGCCGATCCTGCAGACCCAAGCAGCGATGCAACTTCGTCGGGTGCTGGCCGTGCACCTTCGTGGGGCGGTGGCCTGATGCCGAACTGGAACCCGAGCGCGCCGAACACCATCGGCTTGGAATGGGACGTCGCGACCGAGTCGGTGACGCCGCTGTCGTCGACCAACGCGTGCGCCGCGTGGCTCTGCGCGTCGACCGTCGCGGAGACCATCTCCACCATCTACGTGCCGCTGTCCTGGACCGGGCCCAGCACGGGCTACGGCAAGCTCGCGATCGACGTCTACGACCTCGCAGACACCGGCGCCGGCGCGCCAGCGGTGACGTCGCGGTATGCCCCCAACACGACCCAGGCCAACAACAATCTGTTCGCCCCGTACCCCTGGTCGTCGGTGACCACCACCGCGCACACCTACGTCGACGAAGAGCCCTACGCCGACTCCGACTACCTGGCGTTCGCGAGCTCGAGCTCGTGCCGGTTCGAGTTCGGGTCCGCCGCGTTCACCGGGTCCGTGCAGAGCGTCGCGTTCGAGATCCGGGCGATGGGCTACTCCGGCGGCGCGCCGCGCCTCAACGTGCAGCTCTACAAGAACGGCGCCTACAAGGCTGCGCTCGGCACGCTCGCCCCGCCGGCGGATTCCGACGACGCCGGACCGAACTTCCCGCGGTTCACGACCTACACGCTCGGGCCGTTCACCACGAACCCCGACACCGGGCTCGCGTGGACCGCCGCCGACGTCGCATCGTTCGACACCGCCGGCACCGGCTACTCGCTCGCGTTCGTGTGGCAGTCCGGGCTCGTCGGCGTCTCCTACGTGTCGATGGTCGTCAAGACCGCCGGCGTCGACAAGCGCAAGGCCACCGGCAGCACTGCGACCCAGACCACGCTGCCGTCCGGGTTCCAGACCAACACCCCGGTCACGCTCGCATCGTCGTGGTCGAAGGCCGCGGCGACCAACTACCTGCTCGTCGCCCGCCGGCTCGAGGACCCCGCCGGCAAGGCGACCACGCTCGTCCCGCAGCCCGTGTACCTCGCCACCGCGGCATCGCCCGCGAACGGCAAGAGCTACAGCACCGCGATCGACGCGTCCGGGTTCCTCACCGCTGTCGGCACCGGCGACGCCACGAAGACCTACCCGTTCTGGCTCGGCACCTCCGGCGGTGCGATCAGCGTCGACTCGCAGCCCTACTGGGACCTCGCAGCAAAGCCTTGCCACACCTCGTCGACGCTGAAGCAAGGCGTCGCCGGCGCCTCGGCGCAGGCCTACAAAGCGGTGCGCGCGATGGTGGCCTACTCGGCTGCTCTGCCGCCCACGGCCGACCTCGTCGTCAAGCTCAAGCGCACCTCCGACAACGTCCAGCTCGGCGGCAACGGCACCGTCACCGTCGCCGCTGCCGCCGCCACCGCGACCACCGGAACCGTCGTCGACGCCACCTACGGGTCGCTGGCGTTCAAGCTCGTCTCCGTCGACCTGGCGAGCTCGGGCACGCTCGCCGCGGCGACGGACTACTACCTGGAGTTCACGTCGAGCTCGTCGGCGTCGAACCCGTGGTTCGTGCTGATGCTCGACGCGACCGCGTCGCACGCGTTGACCGGGAACCAGACCTACCAGGGCTCGACCGACCAGGCGACCGTCGCCGGCACCGGCATCGCGCAAGGCGACTTCCTCGCCCGGATCGGCGCCGCTCCCGCCGCGCCGTCATCGATCACCGTCACGAACACGACCGCCACGATCAACGCCACCACGCTGGACTACGCCGCGATCTCATGGGTCAACGGCGGGTCGCTCGGCTCGGCGTTTGCCCGCTGGGAGATCGAGCGGTCCGAGGACGGCGGCACCACCTGGTCCCAGGCAGGCACCATCTCCACCGAGGCGACCGTGTCGTTCGCGGACTACTACGGGCGCCGCTCGAACCCGAACAAGTACCGGGTTCGCATCGTGCGATCCGACGGCGTCACCTCCGACTGGACGACGCAGACCGGTACCGTCACCCCGGCGGCGGTCGCCGGCGCTCGTGTCGTGTTCACCTCGAACGCCGCTCCCGGGCTGACCGTCGGCTACGTGCCCGACGGGAACGACGCCGCGTACGACTTCCTGTCCGCTTCCGAAGCCGTGCAGATGCGCCTCCACGCTCGCGACTTCACCGCCACGTTCAAGCCGCTCGAGCAGCGCGGCATCGCGTGGACGTTCACGCTGCAAGTGTGGGTCGGGCAGACCGCTCCGCCGGCCGGCTCGGGCGTCGCCGCGTTCTCGGCGCTCCGCGCGCTCGCAGAGTCCTCGACCACGACCGAAGTGTGCATGCACACCGGCGACGGCGAACGGTTCTACGGGGCGATCGTCGTGCCGTCCGGGAACCGCTCGGTCGCCGAAGGCATCTACCTCGCACCGGTGACGTTCACCCAGAGCGCGGCATCGGTCGCCACGGTGGCTCTCTGATGGCGACCGCTGCCGGCATCCAGATGCTGGAACTGAACGGCGTGATGTCGCGCGCCGAGAAGGTCCGGTTCGACCTCGTCGACCCCTCCGGGCGGGTGCTGGGCGAGCTCAACCCGATCGTCCCGTGCACCATCGAGAACGACTCGTCCCAGCAGATCAAGCGGAAGCTCTCGAACTTCCGGCTCGCAGCGTCGGAGTTCAACGAGGTCAACCCGCTCGTGCACCGGGTCCGCCCCTCGTGGGTCCTGTCCACCGGTGACGAGTGGCCCGAAGGCGAGTTCCTGTTCGCTGACGCGCAGACCGGCCGCTACTCCTACGGGCGCACCCTGACCGCCACCCTGGTCGACAAGGGGCTCCTGCTCGGCCAGACGCTCGCGCAGCCGCTGTCGTTCCCGAAAGGCACCACAGCGTCCGCAGCGATCGTCGCGACCGTCAACGCTGCCGGGATCTACGGCGCGTCGATCGCGCCGTCGAGCTACACGTTCGGTTCGCCGCTCGCGTACCCCCAGGGCGGCTCGGGCGTCACCTACGCCAAGGTCCTCAGCGACATCTGCGCGAAGGCCGGCTACTACGACCCGTACTTCGACAACGCCGGCGTGCTGCAGGTCCGCTCGACCGTCACCGTCGCGAGCGTGACCCCGTCGCTCAACTACGTCGACGGAGGCCGCATCATCGCCGGGTCGATCACCGAATCGAACGACTTGCTCGCCGCGCCGAACCGGTTCCTGGTCATCGACACCTCCGCCACCACCGGCGCCGTCGCGTACGAGTGGACCATCCCGGCGTCCGCGCCGCACTCCTACGAGAACCGGGGGTTCTACATCACTCACACGATCGAAGCGCCCGGCGTCGGGAACGTCACCCAGGCCGAAGCGGTCGGCGCCGCCTACTACGCCTCGAACCCGTGGGCGTACGAGACCGTGGTGTTCTCCAGCCCGGCCGACCCGCGCCACGACACCTTCGACGTCATCAACTTCCGCGGCGCCAACTACCTCGAGACGAAGTGGTCGCTCGTGTGCGCGCCCGGCGGGCCGATGACCCACACCGGCGTGCGGGTCTACGTATGAGCGACGTGCCGCTCTCGTCGCCCGCTGCGGCGTTCTCCGACCTCGTCGACCAGTTCGGGCCCGTGCTCGCCGAAGTCGCGAAGGCAGCGGTGGCCGAAGCGATCGCTGCGGTCCCTTCGCCGACGAACCGCCCCGGCGTCGTTCAGGGCGTCGACGCGTCGGCCCGCACAGCGTCCGTGCTGCTCGACGGCGACGGCGCTGCGGTAACCGCCCAGGTCCTCACCGAACTGCCGTACACCGGCGCACGCGTGATGGTTCAGTTCGTGCCGGGCGGCGCGGTGTTCGTCGTCGGGTTTGTCACCAGCTGCGGCATCCCGCCCGGCGTGATGATGGAGTACTCGGGCCCGATCACCGCTCACGCTGACGCGCCCAGCGCGACGCCGAGCTCGACCCAGCCGCCGCCCGGGTTCCTGTGGTGCGCCGGGCAGGCCGTGTCGCGCGCAACGTACGCAGCCCTGTTCGCAGCCATCGGCACCACCCACGGCGCCGGCGACGGCAGCACCACGTTCAACGTGCCCGACCGGCGCGGCCGACTGGCGCTCCCGCTCGACAACATGGGCGGCACCGATGCCGGGCGCCTGTCGATGGCGAACACGCTCGGGCTCGGCGGCGGCTCCAACGTCATCGCCCAGGGCTCGCTGCCGAACGTCACGCTCAGCTACACGCCGTCCGGTTCCGTGTCCATCAGCGACCCGTCGCACCGGCACGCGTCGCCGGACGGGACATCGTTCGCCACCGTCAACGGCGGCGCCGTGGTGCCCGCGACCGGCATCTACAACCTGACGAACGCCGCCGGCGTGTACACGCAGTACTCGACCACCGGCATCACCGCGAGCTTCGCCGGATCCACCGGTAACACGTCGGCGCTGGGCTCCGGGCTCGAGCACCTGCCGCCCTACCTGCTCTGCCACGTCATCATCAAGACCTGACCTCCCTCGCCCCCCTTCGAGGTCGAGGTCGGGAACGGCGGCGCGCCCGAGGCGGCACGGGCGCGCCGCCACCCCTCGAAAGGAGCGTCGATGCCACACGCAATCGACATCATCGCGATCGCGCAACGAGCGATCGGCCTGCCCTACGTGCTCGGCGCCGAAGCCGACCTCCAATCCGACGAGCTCCCCGCAGCGTTCGACTGCTCCGAGCTCGTGCAGTGGGCGTGCCACCGTGCTGGGATCACCGACTGCCCCGATGGCCACTGGATCCAGATCGAATGGGCCACCAGGCACGGGCTGCAGATCAACGTCGACGAAGGCATCGGAACGTTCGGCGCGCTGCTGTTCCAGTACGACGGCACCCCCTCGGGCCACGTGGCGTTCTCGCTCGGGAACGGCATGACCGTCGAAGCGCGCGGGCGCGCGTGGGGCTGCGGCTCGTGGCCGGCGCACGGCCGGTTCAACCGCGCCGCGCTGATCCCCGGCGTCGACTACTCGCCGCTGCAACTTCCCCCACCCCCGACCGAACCGGAGGACCCCGCCATGCTGCACCTCGTCGTCGTCGACGACCCGCAGTTCCCGATCACGACGACCCCGGGCGTGCACCTCGTGTACACCGGCGACACCGTGTCGTGGATCCGCTCCGGCGAAGCGCTCGGGCTCCTCGCTCGCGGTGAGGTGCGCGAGGTGCGGTGCACCGTCGCGGAAGTGCAAGCGCTGCTGCGCTCGATCCCGGCGGTCGGCCCGTCTCCGTCCAGCGTCAACAGCGCAATCGCCTGGTGATGCTCGGGTTCGTCGACGAGTGGCGCGACGCCGGCGTCGTCGCAGCGTCGCTCACAGCGATGATCGTCGCCGCACGGACCTTCCTCGCCGCCTGGCGCTCGTGCAAACGGCGCCTCAGCACCGCCTGGTCCACCGCGGTCGACGCGTCGAACACAGCGCACCTCGTGCGCCACCACCTCGGCCCGAACGGCGAGACCACCCCGATGCATCAGCGCATGGCGCGCCTCGAGCGGGCCCACGACATCGAAGACCTGACCACCCAAGGAGACGCCCCGTGGGGACCTTGACCGAACCGCAGCGCGCCTACCTGTAC